AAAAACAATAAGGTCATAAACACAGCTTGCATGGCGTGTGTTATTGGTTAACCCCCTTTTAGGGAACCATTATGCTCGTGGTGAGTAATTGTTAATATACCCCATGTGACTTGGAGATGTCACAAATAAGCGTTACTGATCATAAAGTAAGATCTAATTGGCCACTCTGGCTGGACACTGATAAATAAGTGTACCAAAAAATCCCTCTGGGTAAACAAATTGTAGGTTTTGAACCTTCTATATGATAGGCTCGCCATTGCCTTTAGGCCTCCCAAAAATCTCCCGATTAATGAATAAACAAAACCGATCCAGCGGTCAAACTGCGATAAAAACCATTTCAACCAAATTCACTGGCCCTTTGCCTAAGGGTCAAATTAGACGCAAGCAATTTGTGTCCAGGACTCTAATAGGCCCTTTATTGCCTAATCAGAAACGTCGTCGGAAAATAAAAAAACAAGGAAATAGACCCATGGGTTCTACCTACATGGCTACTGATGGATTGAATAAATCTCGTGTTGTAACAAATCGTTCCACAATAGAAGATCGCTTTCAATTAAGGCGTGAGAAGATAGGCAATGTCAGTGGCACGACTGCTTTTACTTTAGCTCAATCCCTTTATATCAATCCTGGAAATACAGTGTTATTTCCTATATTTAGCCAAATTGCTGCTACTTATGAAGAGTACCGATGTAATTTTTTACAATTTTCCTTTGAGTCTGATGCCTATACTGCTACTAATGGCACAGCGTCAGCAGGTAAAGTTATATTAGCTACTAATTATGATCCTGATGATGTGTCCTTTACTGGTGATACCCAAATGGAAAATTATGTTGGGTCAGTAAAAGGACCACCTTATGCTCCAGTTATCATGCATGATGTCATGCAAGGACACAAAACACGCAATTCACGTAGAGGCGATTTCGCTCTCAATAATTACTTTGTCAATCCAAGCGGCAATTCTGCCGCCCCTTCAGGCAGTACATCTAAGTTTTATGACTTAGGTCTGTTTCAGATGGCAACCTCTGGCAATGCTGTTACCACTGAAATAGGTGAATTATACGTTACTTATTCTTTTACCATGATTCGGCCAAAGCAACAAACACCTCTTGGACAGAATCTTTTACAAGCCCACATAGTTGAATTTCCCAGTGCTTCCGCTAGTGCATCTACATCTTATTTAGGAACAACTGGTGGTGTGCTCAGAGCTGGATCTACTCTCCAAAGTGTAGTTGGTAGAACTACCTTCACGCTCCCTGTAGTAGGCACATTTATTGTCGCCTCCCAGTGGAATGGCAGTGTCACTAATCCACCTACCTTTGCTTTGGGTTCAGCTATTACTGCCTATGTTATCCTGAATGACAGTACTAATGGCCTTGTACAATCAATTTCTTCAGGCACGAATACTACTTCTATAGCAATTTACAATGTAGCAACAGCAGGTACTGGCACAGCGAATACCATTACCATTGGTAGTTTAACAAACTTAGCAGCTGGTACTGCTGACATTTTAATTGCACAGATCTCAACAGGGTTAGCTTATAGCCCTTTACCCAATATAATTACCAACAATAACCTTGAAACGTATTTCAAATCCTTTCTTGAGCGTAAATTTATAAATTTAAATGATGATGCGCCTGTGATAGTGGAGGAGCACAAGGAATCTGTACTCAATAGTGATTCAATGTGTCGTAAATTGTTCGGTTTATAATTTTCCCATTATTTTGTTTTATTGTATAGAGTGTTTGAGTTAAAATGTATTTTATAGTTAGGATGTGTTTGAGTTATTAGATAAATGTTTAGTTAGAATGTCATTATTATTATTTAGTTAATTATTATATGTACTTATTTATGCGAAAGTTCTTGTGGATTAGTGCTCGCCTTGAGTTGCGACTATGATAGTGTTTAGAGTTACCCCACATCTTTCTTTTTGAATATAGCTGCTTGCTTAAAGCCCCCCAGCTTGGCTGCTGGGCGATATTAGCCCGATACAGTGGGTTTGTTGTGCAAAATGCAAATGACGAGAATGGGTTCGTCACCCCTTAATGAGAGTAATGACCTCGTTACGCTGTCGCATTCCGTGGAATCGACAAAAGTTCCCACCCCTACGAATCTTTTTAAAAGAGATTTAAGCACTGCTCGTGTAGAGTCTGATACTAGCCTAATACAGTTGGCCGATTTGACTGAAATTATGAATTCCTCACGACCTGAGACCCTTAATAGGGAGCAAAAAATAGAAAGCAGGAAAATAAAAAGACTAAAACAAATTGAATTACACAAGGAGTGGTGTAATAAACAGTATCACAAAATGAACATGAAGGTGAATTATCTTCCTTCCGGCATTGGACAATTATACTATTGTGATAGAAGAGCGTACATATCTTCACAAAGTGGTAAGAAACTGAGGAACTTAGTTTCATATTTGCATACCAATAATCACCTGCCTTACTATATACCAGTGAAATACGCCAATAATATGCAACTTTTAGCCATGGCGTGTTCATTGGATATAAATGTTACTTCGTACATCAAACTTGCAGATGGACGTTCAAGTAAAAAAGGTAATAGCGTGTGGTTGCGTGATCTTACAGCCGAAGGAATCGAACCAAATCCAGGTTGGGGAACTGACCCTCTCGAACCGTCTTATTATTTTAAACGCGATGTCAATGGAGTCATAGATTATAGTGTTCCACCTAAAGATGAATATGAATACGATGTTAAACACGTTAGTGGTGCTGAAACCTATGCGTCTAAAAATGAATCCGTACATACTCAATTAAAACCTATTACTCAATTATCTCCTGAGTATGCAACTGAACCCGCAAAGAAAAAACCTAAACGACGCGGTGACAAGAAAGTTGGATCTGGTTTTGTTATTAAGCAATGCTATACATTTTCCAAATATGGCACTTGTAAATATGGAGACAAGTGTCACTTTGATCATAATCCGCCTGTTGGTTTCTCATCGCCTATTAAAGGCAAGTTTAAGAGTGATGAACCTCAAGTTTGTAAACATTTTAAGACTCATGGACAATGTGGTTATAAGGATTGCAAATTTGAGCATCCAGAGAAATATAAGAAAGTTAAGAATTATAAAAAAAATGGTAACTCGGGTTCTAAATATAAAGAAAGTAATATGAAAAAACAGTTTAGAACGGCCACTGATAATTTCAAATCATGGAGACCCAAAACCGAACCTGGGCCTAAAGTAAATATGGAAAGCAACAACTTTTATACCACACCCATTTTTCACGAAGAAGAATATTCTTTTCCAGTTTTTCATGATGATCTTAATAAGATTGAGTCATCTATCACTACCACTCAAAGAAGGCCTTCTTTAACTACGACTATAGTTAGGTTGCCCCGCGACCCTTCACCTTCGCGTAACATAACCGTCAATATCGCCCCACCCATAGTTAAACGTAGTGAACAATTGGAAGAAGAAATAAAATGTCTTAAATTACAAGATGAGTTGGATGTTGGTGGTTCGTTATGGGTATCATTGCAACGCAACAGATTTATTATAAACAATAATAAAAATCGAGATCTACGTGTTCGCACCTTCAAATATGAAATCGATGAACGAACTTATATGAAGTACTGTAAAGATTTAGATGGTGTAGAGATGATAGGATTAGTGCCTAAAAAATTTTTCATAGAAATACCCGAAGGTTTCCTTGAACAATTGGAAACATCTATGGCTTTATTTCAGGAGTATTCTAAGGAAAATTATCAGATACTAAGAGCGTATTGCCACCGTCTTCTCAAACAGTTGTCAATTACTGCTGTAATAGAACGCGATTGTGTTGTTTGGTGTCCTATTATAGTATGGCACAATGCCACGATTAGGCATCAAATTACTAACCCTTATAATGAATTGCGTGAGCATGTTATTCATAATGATTTTACAACCTTATCTTTCATTGACGGTAATGATGGTACTGAAACTAGATATAAAAGACATGGCATAGGATGCAAAAAATTTGACCCTTTAAATAAGAATCAGTATAAAACTAAGAAACTGTATTCAATTGTTAATAAAATTAGACTTATTAAAAATAAGCTTTTCAATTATTGGCAAAATAGACATCTGAAGAAATACGTAAAAAACCAGCAATTACATAGTTTCATTGGGCCATTACAACAACATCAAATACGAATTGAACCCGCCAAGTTGTTGTCTCATTACAGTGCTGGCGGATGGATTCGTGATTTAACAGAGTGTGGAGTAGAACCTAATCCGGGACCTAACGCACCTCTCGATATTTATGAGCCCCTTGAACAGGTAAAGATAAAACCCAAAGCTTATTGTAAGTATCCTATGGATTATACTAAACAACAATTTAAAAAATTGCATGTACCTAAAGGTGAACAACATTCCTATTTTTGGAATCATAATTATCGTCCTATGAGTTTCGCCAATACACAAGAAAATGAAGAAAATGTTGTTAAAAGTCGAGTCATAGTCGACACACCACCTGTTGATGAACCCTATATGAAACAGTTTATTCGATGGGTAAAAAAACATTATAAAAAATTGTTCAACTCTCGTGTTCACAAAGTTTACAAAGTTACCTTTGATGAATATATAGAACGTAGTAATGCTTCACCAGCTGTTAAGAAAACTTTGAGAACTACGTATGAGAAATTGTGTGCCGCCGGTATTGATGAGAATAGTATATTAAGCCCTGAAATCATACACCAATATGTTCGAAGATCCTTGTTTTTAAAAAAAGAAAATCTTTGTTATAGAACACCTGCTGGAGTCAAGGATAAGGCTCCTAGAGCTATTCAGGGAGCAACTCCCGAATTCATATGTTTAGTTGGACCATGGATTATGGCATTACAGGATGCAATAAAGAAAATCTGGTCTTCCAAAAATTGGTGTTGTTTCACTAGCGGCGTTAGAAGTGACAAAGCCGCACAGTTAATTAACGAACCATGGCAATTTGTCGAAGATGATATTAAAACTTTTGATTCGTCCGTTTGCGAGAACCTTCTGCAACTTGAGTTGTGGATAGCTAAAAAATTCGGCGCCCCTAGAGTCGTACGTGATCTAATGCTTGAGAATTGTAATACTCACGGGTATACTTTTTTTGGAGCAAAATATTATGTACCCGGATGTAGGAAATCTGGTGATCCATATACCTCTCTTTTTAACTCTATGCTCAATGCGTTCATGCACGCTTTTATTATTGGAGATTGGCTGAATTGGTCTATAGATGAGGTTAAAGAACATGTCCGAATGTTAATAGCGGGCGACGACAATGCAATGTGTATCAACAGTGACATAAGAATACCTTTTGTTTACTGTATGTCTAGGCTTGGTTTTTCTAGTGAAGCCCTGTATCGTGATAGCATTTTTGACCTTGAATTTTGCTCTTGTAGAGTTTATGATGTTGATGGACAACTTACTTTTGGTCCTATGCCTGGTAAAGTGTTGTCTAAACTTGGTTTTTTGAATAACCCGCCAGCTAATGTTACTAGAGAATCTATGATGAAAGGGATTGCACTAGGTCTTAAACATAGTTGTTATTTTATACCACCATTGAGAGCCGTAATTGATTGCATCTTACGTCTCACATGTAATAGTGTTGCCTATGAAGGTCCTGAAACAAAATTTAAAAAAGACGATTGGCACATGAATTTTATTCACATTAACACCAAGTTCACCGCTAGTGTTTATGTAAGTTTGTTTTGTACGTATGGCTGGACGTACGATATGCAACGCGGTTTTGAAGAGTATTTAGCTAATGTGACATTTGATTGTGTTCTTAGTTATACCCCAGTATTGTACATTTTAATTGATTTTGATGTTTCTGGTTTTAATTTATTTAAATGTTGACTGATGTCTTCTTTTTCTTCCTTACTCTTGTATCCTTATTCTTGGTTTTGTAACCATGTGTATTGTGTTAATACTAATATGTATTCACGACGTTTGCAACCCTTAGGGCGTAGGCAATTAACTGAGTAAGATTCTCAGGCGGATAAAAATCAATCTCCCTCTTTGCCACCAAAACAATAAAAGAGATTTTTCTGAGCTTTAGGAAACTTAGTTTTTTTTTGTGTTTTAACACTGACAGCCTGAAAGAAGGTGCGTA